CAGTGTCTCCAATAAGCACTTGTGAGCCCGAGAAAACCCCCACGCTGGGTCGAATCGGCGTCGCGTCGTCGGCGTCGCGGGGAGCGAAAGCAATAGTTCCGGACAATCCAGGCGAAGCGGTACCATTAGCATATATAATCGCGCCCAAAGCACCTGTTAAAGCGGTACCACTAGAGCCAGACTCAAATATAAAAAGACCCCATGCGTTAGTTTGTGCCCAACCGGCCTTGCCGCCAGTCGCCGTAGGGCCACCATCAGCAGTTGTCTGGGCACCCAATAAACGAACATAGGTTAAAGGAGAATTATTTTTTAAATATGCTTGGGCTGCATACATTCCATAAGTACATGCAGTCTTGTTGTTGCCGGTGCGCCAAACATCATTGCCGGAATCGCCGGCACTTGGTGTACCAAATTTCTGAACAAAATCTGAAAACGACGTAACNTCAACTGGTCGGAGGGANGGGCCCTTTTCTGCGCGGCCAATAACTACTGGGCCGATGGGGCCTGGTTCGCGTGGGACCTGAGAATTATCAATCTCATCGACAAAGACTCCCGGCGATACAAATTTGAAATTTTTAACTGACATTCGTTTGGTTCTCCCTCGATAACGGAATCTACTAAGTAAATAGTATTATTTACCGTCAATGGTATTATATTATTCTCTATAAAAACCATCTTTAATATTCTCGGGGATATCCCCAAAAATAGTTTGTTCTCGACCGAGCTTTATTTCTACTGCATTTTCTCGGGTAACAATTTTTGGTTTTTCTTGATTATCCCCTTCTCCAATTAAGTATCCCAGAACCTCAATTGGTATTGTTGTTTCAAAATTACGCTGTTCCATACCGAGGGCCGCCTGATTAGAGTCATTCGTAAGACCACCATCAATAAATACTTCATAATAGTGTCCTTCACTAGTAATTCGAGCCGGCATTCTAGAATTTCCCGGTATCGTCATAAAGGGTTGAGTTAATTCATTCATTTGTTGTTGATATTCTGACCGTAGAGTGACTTCATAGGTAATTTTAACCCAAGTCGGGATTGGAATCGTAAGTGTTTCATAAACCACCCTCTGGGTCGACATATTTCTTGCGTTAGTATTAAAGTTTTTTGACCTTACATCCTTTTTAACGCCATATTTTCTTTTTGAGAACGCATTTTGAAATTCTGCTGTCTTTTTTTGGTTGATTTTCCTAGCAATTTCTATGGTGCCTCCCTTTTCATCGTTAGCAGGATATAAATTAGCGTACAAAGCACCGCGATAACCGGGGTCCTTCGTTACAGTGGCTCTATTAACGGTCATCAGCGGCAACTTAAGTGTTTCCTGTCCGTCTCGGAGGTCTTTATTATGTTTTAGTTGGTAGGACCTCTCGGAAGTAACCCACAAAACGGGCACTTTCCTAAAGCCGGTATTGGTTGTAACAGATAAATTTAACCCTTCATCAATATATGTTAGAACAGCCCTGTCGATAGTTTCCAAAGTGGATGGAGAAAATGTAACCTCTCTCAATTTGTCGGCGACTTCTTTCTTACCCACATAATTTCGCTTATTAGCGCTTTTATTCTTTATTTTCTTCTCGGTTCTACGAGGTGCCATCTTCACTTACCCCACATAAATGCCGGCTGGGATGTTTTGGAGCACCTTAGCAGTGGAATCCTGCAACGTAGAGTCCTTCGTGGCCATTTCAGCATAAGTAAGCTCGTTAAGTATGGTTTTCAGCTCCTCTCTTAACGCGTCTTGTTCATTCTTAGCTTGAGTTAATAAATCAGACGCATTTAGCGTTACAGATTCTCCCGGAATAGGAATTGCACCAAATTTACCCCTCACTTGACCCAAAATCTCTTTAGTTAAAGCCAGAGCAAAGCGACGAATCCACTGTTTGCCTATTGAGTTAATACTTTCGTATGGAATATTCTGAAATGGCAGTGTATTCATGTTATTAATGCCATCAATTCCAGATTTTGGTTGCCCAGAACCCTCTTCCCATGGGGCATGCTGTTGTTCAATAGAAAACTCGACCCAAATTTGTGATGGACTTGTCGCATCAGGCTGTGGGAATATTCTCAACATATTATTTTTAATTTCGTATGAATAATGAGATATCCTTGTCCATAAAGCATCTTCGTAAGCTTGAGCCTGTAGTTTATTTTGCCATGTTGGGACAATTTCAAATGTAGAATCATCAGCATATTGGCCATATGTCCTCATGTTACCAACGACCGAAAAACCACCATAATATCCATAAAATCTCCACATGGCGCGCGGGGTCTTGAAGTATACCTTTCGAATAATCACTCTTTTATCCTGGACTTGTTGATAATAAGGAACCGAAGAACTTAATGCCGAAGAGCTAGACAATATGGTTTGCAAATTATAATCTTGTTGGCCAGCGTGTCGGGTTACAGATCCAGAATAAATGGGGAGTGTTCCTCCGAGGCCCGTTTCAGTAATACTTCTTTCAGAAATCTTTCTAGAAAAACCATAATCAAATCTAGGATATTTTAGCGCTATATTAGATCCCGAGAGGGCATCGCCGGCTACAATTTGGCCATCCTGATCAAAAGAAGCCGTAGTGGCTCCCAAAAGATTAGATAAAGAATTTTTACTTTGATGTAAATTGACTAAATACGAATATTCTAGTACGGCTTCTTCATATGCTGCATAAACACTACCTTCGGCTAACTCAATATCTAAAATATCGCCGCCCAACTTCTTATAAGTGTAGGCCACCTGATCTGCTGCACCGGATAAAAAAGTTACTGAACCGGCGTAGATTCCAAAAGGAAGAGTTGCACCCACATTTGAAGTGGTCCCAGTGGCCGCCAATACATTAAGATTGGTGGTCGAACCCGGGTTTAACTTAGGTATTGCCATTGATTAAACTCTCCCTGTTTTAGAACTATTACTAAATAGAAAGCCCCGCCTCAAAGAGACGGGGCTTTCACTATTTAGACCTTATGTCAAGGTTATAATAGCAGTTTAGACCAGAGCCTTAACAACCACCAAACCATACATGTCAGGCCGCACCATCTTCTTGGCGTAGCGGGTCATGACTCCCTTACGGGGCACGAAGTCCTCTACTCCAAAGATCGTAGGCGTGGTCTGCAGCGGCACATAAGGTGCATACACATAACCACTCTCGAGGAAGCTACTTCCGCGTCGTCCAACAAGGATCAGAGTACGTGGGAAGTACGGATCGACAATAATGTCGAACTTCTTAGAAAGCGAACCAACCTTTACAGCACCCGCGTCGCCGCGGTCGCTATCAGCAGTCACATTGGCACGGAAACCAGCCGTAAACTCAAGCAGATTGGCAACTTCAGGTCCGCAGACAAGGAAGTTAGCCGCACCGCGTAAAGTCTTACGGTGGATTTCAGCCGAGACATCATTGATGGTCTCAATGAGGGTCTCATACCACTCGCTCACATTACCAGTAAAGGAACCAGCACCTGTAACAGCACCAGTAGAGCGATTCAGGAACTGACCTGGAGTACGCGACCAATAACGAACACCGGCCGTCGCACCATTAACAAGGTCCGACATGATCTCACGATCAATTTCAAGAGCAATCTGCTCAGACAGAATCTGAGTAAGCTCGACCTCAGCGTCAAGGTTGTGGTAGGCGTTAAGATCCTGTCCTAACTCCGGAGTCCACTTAGCCTTGAGCTTCTTGGTGATGGCCGTAACAGCCACAGAATCGACCTTGATGTCGATTTCGGGGATGTTAGGATCATTCTCAAGACCCCAGGCTTCGGTCGCAAGAACGGAACCAACCGCCCCTCCAGCACCGAACTGGTCCTCAATTGCATATTCCCAAGCCAACGCTCCACCACCAAGAGAAGAACTAACTTGATCAGTAGTCCTAGCCCCTGCTCCAGCAGAGTTTGCACGACTCACCGCAAGGACGACAAGTCCGGGTGCGCTAGCGTTACTACCCGTCAAAGGATCGTATCGGGTGTGATGACGCAAAATAGTGGCGTTAGAAATATCAGTCGACATCAGGCTCACAAAATCATTCAGATTAATGCGGCCGTTGGTGATGCCACCAGCCTGGAACGTGCTCAGCGGCACGCGGGCGACGGCAAACGTCGAACCGGACGTAAGATCAGCATCAAATTGCAGCAAGCCCTGACGAGCATAGCTGCTATCTCCCGTAATCCCCGAGGCTTCGTTACCATAACCATCAAAAACAAGAATGCCGCCTTCACCAACAGATCCGGAAGTAACGACAACAACCTGTGCCGAAACAGAACCAGTCGGAGACGCGTAACCGTTATTGAGTGCATACGGACCAACTTCGGCATTGGAAAGGGTAGTTCCACCCAAATCGACGCCGCCAGTTAATTGAGCCGCTACTGCGCCGCCGCCATAGAGCGAAGTGTCATACACATTCGACAAGCGGTTTCCTGTGGGCGCGCCATATGTTCCACCAAAGGTGAAATCCATGAAGAAGATGAGGCCCGAGGGCAAACTCATCGGCTGAACGCTAACGAGATCGTTGGCGATCAGAGAGCCGAATACTCGGCGAACAAGGGGGAATGCGACGGCAGCAAAGCCCTCAACATCTCCACCCGCGGCCATCGAACTGGCCTCACGGAGCAGCTCTTTTGCCTGGTTCTCAAGCAATCGGGCCATACCGTTCCGTTTGGTGTCGTCGCCGATACCCTCAAGCAATCCAGTACTCTCCCATTTAGCAATGAGAGCGGCACCTTCAGCTGAAAGGTCGCGATTAACGATACCTTCGGTTAATTTCTGTACAATAGACATTTTATAACCTCCTATAATTATTGTTGAATGTCATTTATTCAAACCTGCTAAACGCAGCATACGATCCATCTTTGGATCGTGTGTTGCCTCGTTGTTTTTCTTAGAGTTGAGTAAAAGCGATAC